GTCTCTCTGTGATTAACATATCCTGCATTGATTCCAAAATCTTACGAGTAATCGTAGCCGCGTACCCGTCGTGATCCATGCGATCCAAGTCGGATACTGTACACTCGATTGACTCCATCACTTCTTTCAACGTGAACGCATCCTTGCAGTCCTCGTTGAGAAACACATTCAGATTGAACTGGTTATTTGTTGTATTATTGCTGTTATTCATAATCGTTTGCGAACCGTTCAGGGTTATCGCTTCAATCAATAACTTCGTTTGTTCGGCCGCCGCCTCGTCACGTTTCGCCTGTATCTGTGCAGCCTGTTCTATTGCAGCCGTTTGCACAGCCGCTTGCGCTGACATTTGCATCTCCATCATCGTCTGAAAACATTTCATGAGAGTAGTGTCAGTTATACTTTCATGGACTATGTTTTCGGCCTTTTCGGTTTTTTCGGCTTTTTCGGCTTTTTTGGCCTTTTCGGAACACCTTTTCTGATGTCTGAATAAACTTTGTCGATGCTCATACACCATACCACATGCACACTTATGTATATCATCATTCATTTTATCGCTCGGTAATATTTTTTCGGCTTTTTTGGAAGCCTCTTGTAAGCCGATGTAAGCCTTTTTATGTTTTGCAGTCAATAAATGTCTGGTATAGTCTCTCTTATCTCTGCATTTAAAGTCACATATCTCACATAAATATTCTAATGATTTTTTTTCGGCTTTTTTGGAAGCCATTTGGAAGCCTATTTCTCTAAAGTACGCACAGACAAAAAGTCAGAGGATTGACCACAAAATCCAAGAATTTTCGCTTATGCAGCAAAACATGAAAAGTATCCCAATGTTTGTTAGCATAAGAATTTTAAAAAATCAAAGTTCGAAAAGTACTCAGCAATTTGAAAAACGACATTTATTTTTGTCGACTTTGACTTTACTAGGGTACTTTGGGAAATTGGAAATTTATATGTGGGAACTATGTCCCACATATAAATTTTGAAGTGTCGTATTGGTATAAACATATTGTATTTACATATATTATCATGGAAACACCTGTCGTGGACACATCTGACGTGGAGACACCTGACAATATACGATTGCAACGCAGTAAGCAACTATATGGCTGCTATGTAGAACACATTACTACATTACATGGTGACCTAACGGGTGACCTGGAGGATATGACTGATGCATTGGACGTAGAGAAACTAAAAAAAATAATAGTTGGATTTGAAAATATTATCGGTATGTTACTGAATGTTGAATGAATAAACTTACAAATTATATTATCACGTAGAAAAGATAATCTCCATAAATAGTATCATGGGTGCATCACGTAGAAAAACCAAGCATCGCAAAGCTCGTGGCCGTTCAAATAAACATGCAAAGAAACCTGCAAAGAATAAATCAAAACACACCCGAAAATTAAAGAAGATGCAGTGTGGTCCCGAGGGAAATAAGCGAGGATACACCTGTATTCGCGACAAGTCGATCTGTAAACTGAAGAGTTTATGGAATAATCGTCATCCCGATGACAAGATTGAAACCGCAAGTATACACACAACATGGACAAACTTGAAAAAACGAATGAGTGACGTATGTGACAAAGAATCGTGTTGGTTGAAACAACAGTTTTCCAATGATGAGATGAAGACCGAGCTGCGCACCGCGTTTGCTCCTGAGGCGCCGCCTGAATGGAAAAAGAACCCCAACCAATGGCTCAGTAGTCGAGATATTACCGCTGTTATGAAGCAGTACGAGAAGAAATATAAATGTTTTACTTTTATTGGGCCATCACCTATTGACTACGATACCCATAAGAGATATGGCGAATGTGTCTGGGAGGAGTTGTGTCATTTTAGTTTAGCGAATGAGATTAAGAACGGAAAGAAGAAGATAGGAGTGATATTTAACCTAGACCCCCACTACAAGCAGGGCTCACATTGGGTTTCTCTCTTCATTAATTTAGAGAGAGGTCTTATCTTCTTCTTTGACAGCGTTGGCGATCGTGCGCCAGCAAAGATTAAGCAGTTTGTAAAAGATGTGACCCTTCAAGGGAGACAATTATCAGGCGCGAATAAGCCAATCAAGTTTTCATTTGACGAGAATTATCCATTTGAACACCAGTATCAGGATACTGAATGCGGTATTTACTCCTTATTTTTCATCATCAGTTTATTGGAAGATACCCACAAGGAGGAGTACTTTAAGACAAATCGCATCACTGACAAATGCATTGAACGGTTTCGTAAGATCTATTTCAACTCAGCATTATAATATCTTTGGCATCATCCTTCGTTTTTTCAAGGAAACTATTTAAAGTTGTTCCTAAAATGGTAGTCAGTGTGATGAATGCTCCTGCAGTGTAGGCTACCTTTCTGTCAAGTTCTGAGAAGGTGTTTTGGGTTGTTCTAAAGGGGTGGAACCGGTAGAGAAGAAAAAGGCCTACATATATCTGAATACCAGCACGCAAGATATTGAGATACTCTGGTACGGTTGTTGAAACGCCTAACATGGCGATGATTGTTAATACATATATTGCAACTGTTGTCCAGTTGAATAGTCTATACTGTGTTTTGTATGTGTCCATTACAGTACACATACAAAATATTGGAATAATTCCAGTTTTATTAATTTCGTGTATCTACTCCTAACATATCATGACGTGTGGAGTTGTTAAAAGTTGCATTAGATGTGTTTGATACGTTTGGGTTAAACAATGCGTGTTCGGGTTTCTTGAACAATAGTGAATGTTTTTGTGCATTTGGGTGGTCGGGAAGTGTAAACGATTGTAGTGTGTAAAGGTCGCTTCCACTGTCAGGAACGTAGGTTGCTTGTGCGCATCTCTGCATACCGTAGAATTGATTTCGCATATCGGATTCAATGTCGATATTATTGGCGAATCCACTCCACGGTGCGGCGCGATTTGCTGGATAGAATACATTAGAGGGCGAGTAAGCGGGTGGAATCAGAAGGGGTACTGCGCTGACGACAGGTTCTGTATGCGTTGCAAACTTGGTGTATTTCGTCTGTTGCGCACGTGGTTGATAATAGGGGCGCAATGGCGCAGACGGTTGTGTACGGTCATACATACGTTCGTTAGTGACATGGTTTATTTGAGATACAAGTATTTGACTCATATTATCTGTTGGATAGACTGTACTTTAGTTGAAGATAACAAATTTGAAGATATATCTTCCAACTGCAACGAATCAAGTACTGCGTCGTCTCCTTCAAACAACTGAAGGGTGCGCGCAGCTGATATTGAGAATAACCCGACCTTATCATGAACGCGAGCGCACATCGTGGTAAGATTGCATATGGTTCCGATAAAAAAATGACATTTATATCCGTTAAATATTCGAGTATGAATGATGCGTCCGATGTTAATGTCTAGATTTAGTTCCTCTACCCATTCTCGCTTCAAACAACCTTCTAGTGTTTCTCCTGCGTGTCTTTTTCCACCCGGAAACTCCCATACCTTATTTTCATCACGGCGCATGCCCATGAGAATACGATTTTCATCACCAGTTGTTTCCAGCATAACTCCACATACGACGTCTTGCATTTTACAGTGAATATTATATATACACAACATATTATGCGTGTAACTTATTTACCAGAAACAATATGAACCTGTGTAAAAAAATCGGTTAGATGTGTACGGATGCGCTTGGATGTTACCTTGTCCATCTCGTAGTCTAGAAATGTTTTTTCTGCAAATTGATATCCCTCTATCTGAAGGTTTTTGATAAAAAATTGGATAAACATCTGGATATGCCGGTTATGTGCAGCACATATAACGCGTTTCCATACAGGATAAGACGACACACATTGAATAATAGCTGCTTTGGTAAATGGATGATAGTATGCACGTACCTTCAAATAATATACATTTGTTGCCACCATACCTGAATATTCAGAGTTATCAAAATAACATATTTCAACATTTTGTGGAAGTCTACAACAGGCTACAAAATCTGTTATTTTTTTGTTCTTGCTTGTTCGTCCCATCTGCTGTACTCGTCCGTTCATTTTGAATGCTAAAACAATATTGTCAAATATTTTATATCCAATTTTATACTCAATATAATTTATAATTAAGTATACCCACTCTTTGGGATATTTGTTATTAGTATAAACCATAACACCACTGCATGCTCCTCGTTCCCTTTCTTCATTTAGAAACTCTAGGATAGAGAGAACCTCCGGGCGAAGCATGTTTGGAAACACATCAAATAAATCATTGAAATCGGTCTGGTTCATCATGTATGGAATATCATTGTATTTGATAAATTTGTGAATAGATTCCCATATAAGCCGAATTAAGTGAAAATGACCCAATGTTTCGTCTAAATCAAATACCACAACCCGTTGGTTAGGTAGGATAGAGATTTGTTCATTAGTATTTGATTTTAGCATAATATGTGTACATATTATTCATTATCAGTATACTTGAATAAAATAGTACATTATAATAACCATTAAATATCAGTTCATCAGACCAATCGTCTAAGCATGGAATATACTGATCTCTCTCTAGATGACTACAAGAACATTCTAAAGTATTATAATGAGACTATCCCCAAATCACATAAGGAGATAAGACGAAATGCAGAAGTGTTAATGGCTAACAAACTATGTGGGTGTATAAAAAAGGTGGGTATAAAAAATGATCAAACGGAAGGTCGCGCAATCGGTATATGTACTCGGACTATATTTAACCGAAAGAACATTAAGCGTGGTTCATTCAAATGTAGAAAACGGACACAATCTGTTTCTATGCAAAAGAAAAAGAACTCCCGCAAGACTAGGAAATCTCGGAAAAGGCGAATGAAATCAGCAGCCATTGCAACTGTGCAAGAATCAGGTATTTAAGTAAGTGAGCGCACACATCAGTACGCGTTCCTGTGGAGTTAGTTTCCGAAACAATATCACGTTGTCCATTTTTACTTCGTAATAACGGTTTCGAAACGTCTTGCATCGCAGAGCCGCACCGTAGTCAGAGAACCGTATATCACAGAATATTCCACCCCTTGCTAGAGTGATGTCATTGTCGTCCTCTATATTTAGCCATCGGACATATGTGCCGCTACGTACTTCGTGGATTTCGTCAATATATACATACCCCTCAAGTTTTCCTAATATGTCTTGCCGAACGTCATCGTCGTTCACCATGTCTTGTAGAATGCTTTCCTTGGCAGCAGTCACTGCCTCTGCGGTCAGATTAAGAATATGCGCATTGTCTTCATTTTCTGCAGCCCTGGCGAGCAGGTCTATGTTTAGGTCGTCATCACTGTCGTCGCTCATTGGATAATACGTATATATATATACTCAATAGAGAGATGTATACATGAAATACATGGATACATCTATACACCTTTGAAGGTGTGCTGGATTACATTTTTGAACATTTAGAAGCCAGAGAACGCCTCGATACCTCCTCCAACAAAGTTGTCGGTCATACCACCGACCTGTGGCTCCATTTGTTCACGCATGTTCTGCATGCCCTGGGCTGGTATGCTGTCTATGCTTGTTGTTCCAGGTGATTGAGACAAATTAAACCCAGCCCCTGGAGCAGTGTTCATATTGTGCATACCCTGCTGCTTTTGCGCCGCGGCCTCCTTTTCCTTCTTCTCGGATTCCATTCCCTCGCGAGACTTGCCCATGATCGCTTCAGATACGCGGTCAAACAATATGCTTACTTTTTCTCCTAACTTGGTCTGAAGGCTTAGTATGACCATGAGAACCGCTAAAACAATCTGTACGATTGAGACCTTTTCGTATTTGACAGTGCTATATGTAGGCACAAAAGTGACAATGCGATGAGTCATCAATATGCCGATAAACATGGCGATGAGTTGAATTGCCACCTCTGCTAAAAGTTCTGCGCTTCCCTTTTCATCATCTGCTTCTGGAACGTACTTCTGCATGGTCTTATTAAGGAGAACCACTGGGATCACTCCGATTAAAGTATATTGAATAATATTCATCATTTCCATCTTAGAATCATCGTCGAAGTTGAAGACATGTGCCACAAATCCTTCTTTTGAACCTCCAATCAATCCTTCGGAACTACCGCCTATAGAATCAGTCATATATGTGGTACTCATAGATATTTATTTACTGGGTAGACGATTATGGTATATATGTGAAATGTTTGGATATAAATAGAAGTCTCTATACATACATAAAGTATATGAGTTCGTCACGGTCATTAGCGTCTGCAAGAACAAAACGTGCTACTGGGAACAATCCTACAGTGCCTATCGAGTCTCTTCCCTCACAACAACAACAACCCAATGCTACACCATCCCATAATACAAAACTATCCTTACCCGAAGCATTCAGTCGAATTGGGGATCGACTAAATACATTGGAACTTTTTGCGGAAACAACTACAGGAGTTGTTAATGATATACAAGAGTTTCATTCAAACACCTCAGACAAGTATATTGTTGATAAAGACGTATTTACATCCATCGTTGGTCGCATAGACACTTTAGAAGGAGTACACTCAGAGAAGTCAAATAATGTTCCTAGTGCATCTTCTTATGCACCGTCTTCTGAACCTATGATGCTAAAGGACATTGATGAATTAAAAACTCATTTCATTCGTCTTCAAACATATGTTATGGAGACTAATGCAAAACTACAAGACATGGTTTTTCATAAAAATGGGGCATCTTTGGTTAACTTTGATGACGTCTTTAGCGACTCTCATCCTACTCCACCTACTTTAATGCAAAAGGTAGTAAACCAATCCAATAATGAAGATGATGAAGAGGAAGACAGGTCTGTTGGCGTCAATGAACTCACTTCAGAAGATGAGGATAATATTGGGGCGGAGATGTAAAAGTAAGTATTTATTTTCGCAATTCGCAATGGAATGATTTAGGACATGTCTATTGAACGAGATCATCGCATATATGTGCGCATCATGTAAATTTTATTGTTACTAATTTATATAATGCAAAGTTTCAAGAAACTCATGTCAGACTATGGCCTAGGCGCCATTATTGTATTACTATTGATTGCTTATACTGTCAGTTCCTTTTCTGATTATTTTACCGAAAAGCACTTGGGGGGTGGAGAGGGTCACACTAACTTAGCCGATCAAGCCGCGGCCTATGGAAATGGATCCAGTGACACTCAATCCGCTGGAGTTGGAGATGGAAACTTTGCACCCGTTGCTCCCTCTGCACGGAGCCCTTCTGACCAGAACCCTGCCGATTTACTTCCCAAGAGCGCACCTACTGAGTTTTCTCCTAACGCAGCCAACGTTAATAATGACGGTCTGTTAAGCGCAGGATACCACAACGGTGCATCCGAGAACGCAGCACCTTTAAGAAACGCCAACTTACAACTTCGCTCCGAGGAAGCCAACCCACGTGGCAACACAGGTCCATGGCAACAATCCACTATTGAACCAGATACTATGCGTAAACCCATCTTTTAGATAGTTTATTAATAGTATTAAATATTCTCGATTTTAGGAACATAGTATACAAACATGGAACGCGGTCTTATGATGCTCATTCACTCTGCTATAATTAGCGCCATATTATATATTGTTATGGTTTACGCAGTAGGTATCGATAGTCGATTGGCTGAAACTAGAAGTTTAATGATCGGTTCAATCACGTTGCTTTATATGCTGGCGTTCGGACACGAACTGCCACCGTTCTTGAAGAAATGCATGAGTTGTTCTGGTGGAAAGTAGTATAACACTGACAAATACCATATAATAACTATAAAATATGCCTCCAAGTGGGACATATTTTATCTCAACTCGTCACCATACGTACATACTCAGATGTTTCCAATAAGAATTGAAACATATCGAACAGCATATGTTATTGCATCAACCAACAGACCAGTAATCAGATTACTATAACCATGTCCGAATTCGCAATTTACATCCCATGTGTTTACAGAAACATCACCGAGGAGATGATCGCTCAAACCTTCTACCGTAAGAAGATTGGAAGCGTTCGCCACGTTGAACTTGTTCCACACAACGAAAAGTATAATCGTGCGCATGTGTTCTTTGAGAGCATGTATCCTTTCGGCCAAGGTGCTGAACAAATGGAAAAAATCACCAACGGTGAGACAGTGAAACTGCAGTATTCCAGAAACCAACATGTGTTCTGGGTTCTTATGAAGAACCGTCGCGAGTATGACGGTGTCAGTAAAAATGGGTGGTATGACCCAGAACAAGAAGACAACAAAAAAGAAAGCGAAGTCAAAGAAAAGGGGGCTTACCTACAAGCCGTGCACCGTAACCAGAAACGCAAGCATGACGATATAGTTCGTCAAATAGACACCATAAGACATTGCACAGAAACGATGTCTTGCGATCCCGCCGCAACGCCATGGGGCTACTGCATGGAACCTACTATGGAACCTACTAAAAAATCACGCAGCACTGTCATGCCCATTCAAGATAAGGTGGAAATAGACAACTTTGAAATGGAAGACGAGGAAGATGATGACGCATTTGGGTTGGTGTCGGTCGATTATGTGCGTTCTCTTGAAACAGAACTCGCACGCATGCGCATGCAAGTCGATTGCGAACTCCAACATAACCGTCCTCCCATGTCACCAATTGAGGAACATTTGATGGAGTTGCGTCGCGACAATTTCAACATGCGCTACAGATACGACGAATTATGTCGCGTCAAACTTCCATTTGATGATGATGACCTGTGTCGCCCTGTTCTCTATCAGGTTTCCGATTACGAGGGGTCTTCACCTGAGTATGATGAAATGGTCTGTCGTGAGATTGACCGTATTCGAAGAGATAATGAAGTTCTTAACCAAAATACAAACGTATTGTCGTGCATGCCCAACTCAAGTGCCAACAGACCCTCTAACCCTGTCGCAAACGAAAACATGATGAACGACGTATTCGATCAACTTCATCGCCCGCCATCCCCAATCACCACTCCTCCAGGGTTTGTTCATAATCTTCACGGCTTCGCAGCAGACATGGAAAATCCTAACGTCGAGGTCAGTATTCCTGATTGTGACTGCCCAATGATGTAACAAACATATTACACGCTTAACAAAAACTAAAACACAAAAAAACAAAAATAAATTATTATTCCTGTAACCTATTAAATAACATTTTCTATTTTATATCACTAACTAATATATAGTAATGGCGACACGAAAACACAAGAAACCAAAGAACAAAAAGACCATTAAAAGATTTAGACGATCGCGTTCAAAACGACAGAAGGGAGGAACACTTAAAGAACTCAATCTCATGATGGCATCAGAGCAAGGCTATACCGACATCGTCAGGCACGTGGTGGAGGAGCAGCATGCCGAAGTGAATGCTGTGGATAATTTCGGCTGGACAGCTCTCATGCATGCAGCACAGAAAGGCCATATCGACATCGTCAGGTACCTAGCGGGAGAGCAGCATGCTGATGTGAATGCTGTGACTAATGGCGGCTGGACAGCTCTCATGCATGCAGCACAGGGAGGCCATATCGACATCGTCAGGTACCTAGCGGGAGAGCAGCATGCCGAGGTGAATGCTGTGGATAATTTCGGCAAGACAGCTCTCATGCATGCAGCACAGAAAGGCCATATCGACATCGTCAGGTACCTAGCGGAAGAGCAGCATGCTGATGTGAATGCTGTGACTAATGGCGGCTGGACA